AGACGCATCTAACAATGCTCCAAACTTTTCGGGTCTAACTGGCTATGACACATCAACTACTGGCGAAAGCTTGGCTAACTCACAGCCATCTTCAGTATTTGGTAACACATACATGAGCGCCACAAGGACTAATGTTGAGTTTGGCGTATTCGGTATTGACACAACAGAGGAAGGACTCATTACTGACGGTTCACCAACACACGCTGGTTGGGTAGCACGTACTAAAGGTTCAGGTCCTGTTGTATCAGTTGAAGCAAATACTAATGCAGTAGGTCCAGCAGCATCAGCATGTACATATACGCTTGTATTGTCTGGTGGTGGTACAAACAACACTTCAGCACAAGTTTCTGTAACAACTGCTGCTACTGGTAGAATCACAACAATCAGTGTAACAAATGGTGGATTATATACTGGCACACCAACTGCAAACACGTTTGGTAACACAGCATTCACTTTCACAATGGGCGGTCGCAATGGTCGTACCACATTTGAAACGTTGGTTGCTATGGGTTCAATGACTGGTGATGCATCCGATGACGCAATTGCGCCTGACGCTTAAATGAAAGTAGCGGCTAACTTCGGTTAGCCACATTTATTATGTCATTTGAAAATCTAACCGAAGATAATATGATGTTGTATGCAGCAAAAGCTTACGATAAGCCTAACTGTATCATGAGTGAGTTTGATGAAGATATGAAAAAGTTGAATTATTTGAAACGACTTTTTCATAGATATCACAAAAAAGAAGAAATTCGTGAACGACTTATACTCAATCACATTGTAACCCTCAACAATCTGTTTGGTCCAGAAGCAACCAGCAGATTGTTGTTTTTTAGTATGTCTGAAAAAGATTATTCTGCACTCAAAACATTTTTATTATTTTTGAATATAATGCCCAACAGAGTAAAAGGAATAAAAGGTAAAGATGTTATTTCTTCTGATATATTGATTGATATGAAAATCGCAGAAGAATTAAGAAAACTAAAATGATCATTGGACCAGGCATTACGATTACCGGAGGAATTATTTTGAGTAACAATGCTCCGATAACAGCTAACACACAATAAATACGCTCATGTCTAACGAATTCAAACAAAAATGTGGTCAAGGCTACTATTGGTGCAATTCTGATAAAGTTTGTAAACCACTACAGGAATCTATGGAAAACACAAAATTTTGTCCAGCTTGTAATAAGATGGAAAAACGCAATGAGTGTGGTTTTGGACCAGAGTATTGGGACAAATACGCAAAGAGTGTTAAAGAAGAAGATGCACCAGTAAACGCTGTTGGCGGTGGTGCAGTAGCGGGACTGGGTGTTGGACCACAAGGAGAACCTGGTGTGAAGAAACGCAAGGCTGCAACATTCATTTCTTTTATAAAGAGAAAGTCAAATGTGGCTTCTTAGTTTTTTGCCAACAGGATTCCTAGAACTTATCATCAACGCTACACTCATCGTTAGCATTGTTGGTATTGTATTAGGTTTTTTTGGTAGCAAATTACCAGTTGTTGGTACACATGCGAATATTATCAAATATGTTTCAATTGCTTTATTCTGTATTGGTCTATACTGGAAAGGTGGTTTCAGTGTAGAAAAAGAGTGGCGTGAAAGAGTAGAAGCAATGGAAGTAAAAGTGAAACAAGCAGAAGCACAAGCAAAAGAAGCAAACGAACATATTGAAACAAGAGTAGTTGAGAAAACAAAAGTTGTTCGTGAAAAGGGTAAAATTCGGATTGAGTATATCAACCGACTTGTTGAAGGTAAAACAGTTGAGATTGTAAAAGATATGAGCGCAGAAGAAAGATCATTATTTGAAGCCAAACAAAAAGAATTACAAGACGCACTCAAGAATTGCCCTGTACCTAGAATTATTGTAGAAGAACATAACAAAGCGGCAGAGATAAAATGAAACTATATGCATTTTTATTGATTGCGCTATTATCTGGTTGTTCAACCACAGTGCCTGTAGTTGCAAAGTTTCCTGATGCGCCTAAATCTTTGACTGAAAAGTGCCCGTCTTTGAAAAAGATTGAAGCTGACCCAGCAACTATTGTAGATTTTCATAAAACTGTAGTTGAGAATTACACACTGTATCATGAGTGTGCTATCAAAGTTGAAGAATGGAATGAGTGGCATGTGAAACAAAAGAAGATTTTTGAAAGTGTAAAATAATAAAGGAAAAGTATGGAACTGACAAAACAACAATTAAAAGAATTGCTTCCAAAAAATCCCTATGTTGACCAGTGGCATAAAGCATTAAGTCAATTACTGCCGGATTACGAAATCAATACACCACAAAGAATCGCAGCGTTCATTGCACAATGCGCTCACGAATCTGGTGGTTTTATTTTTCTTACAGAGAATCTAAACTACAAAGCAGAAAGCCTAATGAAAGTATTTCCAAAATACTTCAAAGATATGGCAACTGCAAAAGCATACGAAAAGAAACCAGAAAAGATTGCAAACAAAATCTATGCTGATCGTATGGGTAATGGCAACGAAGCATCAGGCGATGGTTACAAATACCGTGGTCGTGGTCTAATTCAACTTACCGGTAAAACAAATTATACATGGTTTGCTGCATCACTAGAGATTACGCCAGAAGAAGCAGCAGAGTATACACAAACATTTGAGGGTGCTGCACAATCAGCATGTTGGTTCTGGGAAACAAACAAACTGAATCAATATGCAGATACAGGCGATATTCTTACAATGACAAAGAGAATCAATGGTGGTACGATAGGACTTGAAGATCGCAAAAAACATTATGCACATGCTCTTCACGTTCTAGGAGTTCACTGATGAAATATCTATCACTATTGGTAGTGTTTCTTCTAGCATCATGTGGAGAACACTATCGTTATCCATGTCAAGACCCAGAGAATTGGGACAAAAAAGAATGTAAAAAACCATATTGTAGTGCAAACGGAACTTGCCCTGAAGATTTGACACATTACGAGAAAAATAAAGTCGGCCAACCTGTTCAGCCAATGCAATTACCACAAGTTCCAAGTAAAGGAGAATGCAAATGATTAAAGATTTATGGGAAGGACCAAGATATACAAACGAAGAATTGATGGCAAGACTGAAATTTTTTATTGGTATCATTCTAGGTCTTACTTTATTTGGTATTGTTTTTGTTGTATTATACAGTCTGATTTTTGTTACTCAGCCAATGAATGGTATGAGTCCAGTTGATAATAAGTTTTTTGAATTGATTATTCCTATTGCTACATTCTTGACTGGTACATTGTCAGGTATTATGTTAGCGGGTGATGATAAAGATTTGAGAGCAAAAGCACTTGATGCTGCTAATAAGCCATATACACCACCGCCGGAACCACCATCAGTAGCAAAAGCATCATCAGCACCAGTTGGCACAGCAGGTGGTTTTATGACTACAACAGCATCATCTTTTGAACCAGTAGCTTCATTTGTTGCAGCAGAAGTATCTGGCTTTGGTGGCAAACCAGCACCAGCACAACCACAACATCCAGAACTATGAAAAACTTCATCGTAAAGATGTTGTCTGGTGAGGGCGAAGCATACCCAAGCAGCAAGAGAGTGATTACATTTCTTGCTTTCTTGTTGCTTGGAACTGGTGTAATTGCCGAATTATTTTTTGAGAAAAAATTGAATCCACAAACACTTGATGCTATAATGTACGTTGTGCTAGGTGGTTTGGGTTTCACTGCTTCTGAGAAATTCACTAACAATAATAAGGAAGAAACATGAAAAAAGAAATTGCATTGGTATCAATGATCCTAGCACTGCTTTTTGTACCACTATCAAAGGGCGCATTTGCTGCTGAAGAAAAGAAAGTTTGTGTCAAAGAGTATGACAACAAAACTAAAAAAGAAAAAGAAGTGTGTAAAACTATCAAAGTTCACAAGAAGTTAGAGGGCACTAAGATTCCTGAAAAGAAGAAGTAATATGGACGGAGATGTAGCACTCAAAGTAGAAGTTGGTGTTCTCAAAGAAAAAGTGAATACTATTGCCGATCTTTGTGAAAAGATGGATCGTGTTATTGAAAAGCTTGTGGACAATAACACGAACATGATCAATCAGATTTACAAAGATATGGACAAACGAAAAGAAGATACCGTGAGTGATATCAAAGAACTTCATTCACGAATTACTACGACTGATAGGAATCTTTCCGATAAGATTGAACTTACCGAGCGTAGAATTATGGATGAAATCAAATCATTACGAGATCACATTACCGAACACAATCAAAAAGAAGATGGTGACATGAAGTCTATGCTTCAGTGGCGTTGGATGATTGCCGGTGGTGTGGTTGTATTAGCTTGGATTATTGCAAACGTCAAATTAGAGTTTTTGGCAAAGTTACTAAATTGATTGACTTCGTTGAGGAGTATTGATATAATGAACGCATGGCACTCTATACTGACACAAAATACATAAGACTTGTTTCTTCCCGCTTGCGTAACTTCAAGCAGAAGAATGATAATCTTTGGAATTTCTCATGCCCATATTGTGGTGATTCCAAAACAAACTTACTCAAAGCCCGAGGCTATGTTTATGCAAAGGGCAATGATTTATTCTACCGATGCCACAACTGCGGAGTAGGAACAAATGTCGCCAATTTCCTCAAACACATTGACCCAACAATACATGATGAATACGTATTTGAGAAATACAAATCAGGAGCAACCTCCAATACGTATCACAGAACGAGTAGTCCATCACCAAGAATCATCACCAACCCACCCAAATTTGGTCACATCAAAAAGCGCAGTATATTTGAACATGGGTTATGGCTCAACGATTTACCAAGTGGACATTTTTGTCTAAACTACGTAGAGAATAGACTCATACCTAAAGAACATTATGATAAGTTGTTGTTCACTTCAAACTACAAAGCATTTTGTGATGCACTCATTCCTGATCACGATAAAAATTTAATTGAAGATGCACGACTGGTTATTCCATACTTCAATTATCAGAATGAACTGATTGCAGTATCTGGTCGTGCATTAGAAACAAGTGACCGCACACTACGCTATGTTACATTGCGTACAAATGAATCAACAAACAAATTAATTTTTGGCACAGATAGAGTTGATTTGACAAAGAAAGTTTATCTTGTTGAAGGTCCACTTGATTCTTTGTTTCTGAATAATTGTGTAGCAAGTGGTGATGCAAATCTTGCTTTAACGGTGAAAAATATTCAAGCAAAAAATATTACGCTTGTTTTTGACAATGAACCGCGTAATAAAGAAGTCTGCAAGTTGATTGAAAATGCAATCAAATCAAATCATAATGTCGTAATTTGGCCTGATGGTATAGAAGGCAAAGATATCAATGAGATGATATTGAATGGATTTTCAACTAATGAGATTCAAGATATTATAG